AAAATAATATCTTGTCTTTCACCCCATCTACACATACGTGGATGAATTCACATGCACACTGTGTGATAATGCGTGAAAATGTGCTTGCCCTTCATCTTCATATGTGCTTTTTCCATCCTCTATTGCCAACATTGGATAAAGTATGCGCCGATTGCCCTCTTTGGTAATTGTCCAATCCGCACTAAATGGATTGTACATTGTGGATGCTTCTTGGCATGCATATTTGTCAACAATTCGGCGCGCTTGTGCGCGGGACAACATATACATCTGTGTGCCCCAAATATATTCCATTTCGTAATCATAATATCTGTATGACTCACCTTGATATTGCGGTTGTTCCACAATTGCACGGGTCACTAAATATCCGAGCAACAAGACATCCAAATTCTGTTTTGCAAAATCTGCAATTACAGGGTTGATGCGATTCATGAAATCGGCATCTATTAAGATGTCGTCTTCGCAAAAGATGCCGTATTTGCTGCTATCATTATTGAGGAAATTCTGAATCATCTCTAGATGTCCATGCATGCAAGAATGGCATCGTTGAACATTTGCAGAATCGGATGGGTTTATTTTGGGGTCCGATAGAGGAACCCCTGGATACATAGTAAAATCGGTGATTCCGACAACATCAAATCGCGCCGTCATGGATTCTTGTCTTACAGAATTATTGTAATTGAGACAATGCATCGACCATAATTTGTTGTATTCCATTTTTGTAAATAATAGATGCAAATTTCTATATCCCTTTGTAAATAATATCTACATGTGTGTAGGAATTATTTTGTGACATTTCACCGATAGTATTTTCCCGCCTTAGAAGCAGCATTTCATCGATAGTATTTTCCCGCCTTGGCAAAAGAGTCCGTAACAAAGATAATGAAAACGCCCAAAAACGAATACAAAATGAGTTCCTCCGTCACGTTGCTCGTTTTCTCCATTTGCATGTCTTCCAAAATGTGTGTGATATAATTCAGTTTTTGCATCATCGTGTTATTATCATTTGCATCATTCACTTTGTTTGGTCCAATGCCCATAGAGGTGTAATATGGTTTTCCTAAAAGTCCGGATGTTTTGGGTTCATAACTTCTGGCGTAATTGCTCAGGCGTTCTTCGCCAAAATTGTTGGGGGCATACTCGTTGTCTTCGGACAACCCGGCAGCACGTTTTAATAAAGATGATTCGAACCCTTCGGGTTTATTAGTGATGGTAGGCAATAATTCGTCTAAAGTATTTGTTTTATTGGTTTTTTCTTTAGGTGCAGCAACCGGCACAAAATCGGCAAGACCATCCCCGGCGTCGGTGATTTTGTTCAACAATTGATTGACGCGCGAATTCCTGTTTTCCTGTTCCTCTATTGCCGATTCAAAATTCTCAGAAATAGAGGATGATTCATACAAATCAACATCGCCATCGGAATAAGAAGTGTTATTTTTGCATGTTTTTTTGCGATTCATACTTGGGGTTCGTTTTTTAGTAGAAGAACTGCCAGACCATGGAGAAGCGTGTAAAGTAATTGATGACATCTTCCTTTAATATAAATCTATATTTTGATTGCTTATAATATATCATGAATTCAAATTATAATTTGACAAATTTTCTAAATAGGAATTTTGTGTATTTCCAAGACAACAATGTGGTGATGCAATTCATCCCCATTGTGTTGGCACTATTTTATGGGTTTTACAATAGAGAATTTAGAGTCATTGCACACAGTGTTTTAGGAAAACTGTTCGTTGTCATATTAATCCTGTATTACACCAAAATAAATCGCCTCTATGGAACACTGGCATGCGTGATTGCAATTTTTTATTACCAAATGACTGATACAACTTTGGAGGGATTTGCGGCAGCAATTGACAACAAGATGTTAATGAAAGACAAGTGCAAAAACGGCGTTTTGATGCACAAAGGCATTCCTGTTAAAACAGAGATGATATCTCATGTTTATCCGGAAATCAAATTCCCGAATGACAAGGCGTGCAATCCATGTGACGAAACCTGCGATTTTTCTATAATTGAAAATGACAGAGAGTTGAAAGAACCGAAAAATTCGCGGGATTTCTTTTCCGTTGTGCATAATGCAATTATGGGCAACGAGTTTGCTACGGATTTTAAACCGCATCAGGCATCTATCATCGGTTAGGGGAACTACGTTCCCCTAGGACCCCTCCTACGAGGGCGGAATCGCCCTCGGCACCTATTAGCGTCCTCCCTTCGGGCGGACGCATTACAATTTATTTTTTAATCCTTTTACATTGCGTCAGCGAAGCGACGCTAATCGGAGCCGAGGGCGATTGCGCCCTCGAACGTTGGTTCCCCTACTTAGACGTGCGTGGTCCCAAACGCATGCTTATTCGGTTGCAAATCACCTGTGTTAGTGCCATGTTGGTTCTTATATTTCTCTATCGTGACAATTGCCTCCGCATACTGTTTTTCGTCTATTTTGTTTTCATCATCATCCAAACTCTGGTAATACTCTTTCATTTGGTCGGGCAAAATGCATAGACTACTGTCCTCATTAAAAAGGAAATCAAAAAACAGGATGAATACCAAGGTCATTCCTGTAGCAATATAAATATCGCGGGTGCCCATCCATGTCATGGCAAACACAAGGATTTGTCTACTAAAGGTGTACTTCAAATATTTCTCGGTAGTGGACCCAAATTTGAAATTGACGAATTTGGACGCCACATTGAGAATCACTATCATAATACCAGCAAATATTTTGCTGTTATTCAACACAGTGACATGGTCATGCACATTGTCAAATATAGACGACGCCGAAATAGATGATTTTTTAGACGGCATTCAATTTCAAATGCTATATATCATGTGTAGTGAAAATATATCAGACTATATTAATTAGACAATGGGATTTGCAACAATACAAGCACAAAACCAGACAATGGGATCTGCAACAACACAAGCACAAAACCAGACAAAATTGAGGTCAGGAATACAACCAATGCAAATAATAATTAATACCAATTATTTAGCAAAACGCCCGATACCATTGACAAGTGATCTGTTTGAATTCCCTTATTTGACTGCAAAACCGAGTGGGTTGGAAAAATATCCGTTAATTAGCACAAATGTGAAATATGATGCTGCAAGAATGACGCGCCTGACTCACCCAGAAAGGGTCCAGATTTTTTTTAATTTTTCAAGTTTAATTCAGTTTGTGAGTGAACTGACAATTGAGGAACCGGATTCAATGAATGATGTCTTAAAACACAACACAAAATTCATGTTGGAAATGCTTTTTCCAATGACATTTCCTGTAATAAAAAAATTGAAGGTTGCAAGCAATCCAGAGTTTGCAATGTCAATATTTTACGCGGCAGAAAAAAAGGTTGCTTATCACAAATACAATTCATATTTGAAACTGGAAGGCAAAATGTGCACCGTAGATGAAATCCGTTTCATGGACACATTTGACACAAATCCTGTGTATGTGAAATTGTATGATTTGGCGAAGGATTTTTTGACAAAAAGAAATGTCGCGATTCCGGTTTTGCGCGATGATATACAAAAACGATTTGGTGAGTTCAATGACAAACTTGAAGATAGGAAAAAATCAGTTTTGAATTATATTGTTGAAGAACTAAATTCTTTGTCTGGCATGAGCACAAGTGACAGACTTGATCTTGAAAAATTAAATGATGAACTTGCCGCAGAAAATGCAGAATTGAAAGATGTCAAAAGTGAAATTGTAATATATGGAAAATACGAAAAATTATTTCAGGCAAAGGAAGAATTGCTTAATTTCCGAAACACAGGAAATGCGATTGATTCAATACAAAAGGTAATTAAAGAAATGACACAATATTTGAATAATTTTTCCTCTTCATTTCCAAGTTTTAGTTTAAATGCTTCATATAAAGCAAACAATTTAACAGAAATTCAAAACCAAAAAAGGATTCTTGACGCCATTAAACCTTCAAAAAATTTAACCCTTACAAAAAATACATTAATCCGTGGATTTGATAGTTTGATAAAATATTTAAATGAACTGCAAACTCTTTCAATGTCAATTGAAGATGCCGATAAACTAGATATTTCAAAACTTGACAAAACGGAAACTGAGTTGGAAACAAAAATTGCCGATTTAAATGACAAACTTAAAAAATTAAATAGTAAAAAAAAAATTAGTCCGGCATTTATTGGTGACACAACATCCAGTGCAAATTTTACAAACACAAATGTGTTAAAAGCACTTTTAGAAACAACCACAGATTACAAGTCAAAAATCAAAGGTTTAAATTCAAAATTAAAACAACTGGTTGATGAGTATGAATTGATTTATGATAGATTGACTAAAATGCATGAATCCATTGAAACCAGTTTAACAGATTTAAATTCAGCAATTTCAGACGCCAAATCCAATAGTCAGAACATTGACCCTGCAACAATAAAAAACATGAAAGATGCAATCAAACCCGTGTATGAAACGGATATCAGTTATTTTTCACAAAGAACTCCCTTGGCAGAAACATTCATGAAACTGCGAAAAATTTGCGGGTTTGGTTACATAATAACAACCATGCACCAATATCAAGACAACCAACTCATTTCAAACGAATACAATCTCAATTACAATGTGGATGCCGATTTGAAAAAAGGTGAGTACCTGTTTCACAAAGAAATTGTGGAGTCAATGCGCTTATATTATTATCCAAATCGACAATCAATGGATCCAGATATTAAAACAATGATTCGTGTGCAAGATAGTGCTGAAATTGACATGGATAAAATTGTGGAAATGTTTGAAGAAAGTCGAAAAGGCAAAAATATTCAATCGGCAGCAATTGATTTGGTCGATTTACAGGGCAAACCTCGATACGAGTGTCAGGTCCAAATGGTGGTTGTCGGAGGCATTATCACAGAGGAAAATAGTTCATTGATAGATTGTTCTTATACAGATTACACTACTGGTTCAAATATTTTAAAAGAAAAATACAATCTCAACATTGCTCAATTCACGGATTTGACACAACAAATTGCAGATGTGGAAAAAAATAATAAAATAAAATATGAAAAACAAAAATTTGATAATATTATGGTTTCTGATGGACAATCGGGAACTAATACATCTGTTGGACCAATTATAACAAGTTCGAATGTGGCAAATAGTCAGAATATTGTGCTGCCGCCGCCGCCGCCACCCAAACAAACATCAACAACCGTGTCAGACAATGATTTGGAAAGTTTTATATCTAGAAATCCACCAAATAACACAATTCCAGCATCTCAATTAAAAGATTTGGTGAAAAAACCGGAATATGCAAAAGTAAAAGATTTTATTGAAACTGCAGTCAATTATGAAAAATCTCCTCCTGACATGAATTCATTTATGAATTCAACTGATAAAACAACCCATAGACAAAATTACTCAAACAAGAAAATAGATGCGGATGGGATAATTGATGGCACATTAAAAAAGAAAAATAATGAACTTGAAGAAAACAACAAAAATTTGACTCTTACTCCTGAAAACAAAACTGCATTAGAAAGAGAAGTTGCAACTCTTACTGCATTAAAAACAACAATCGACAGCATTGATGCTAATCTAAAAAAACAACTGAATTTAAAGGGCGGTAAAAAAACACGGAAACGCTGGCAAAAACGCGGCAAAAAGACACGGCGCCGACAATTACGTTATCGACACTAGTCCCAGCATCTTGCGCGTCTGCGCTTCTGTGTGATATCCCTTGTTCCATCCATGATAAAAACACGTGTCCTCGTCGTATTCGCATTCCACCGCGAATTTGGGGCGTTTCTCTATCGGCACCATCTTTTTATGCAATATTTCACATGCACTTGTGTAAAACACATCCTCATTCAGTTTGCCAAGGGGCGCCTTTCGACCCTGTATCCCAAACTTCACTATTTGATTCTGTCTCACAGAGGAAATCAAATCCCACGAAACCAGGCGCAAACACTCGAGCATGGCGCTGCGCTTGCGAAGCGAGCATCCGCCATTGACGCCGCCCTCGAAAAACGCGGCGTCGGCAGGACTGAACCAATTTGCCCCTACATAATCGTAGGGCAAATATGTGGTCTCGTCGAACATCTTAAACATATAACAATCTGTTTGAAAGATGAGGATATGCTCGGCAGGGAGTGCGGACCAGAATTGGGCGTCCATCATGATGCGATTGTAACTGTCAATGGACATATTAGGTTTGTGACCGTCCTCTAGGAATGCTGCGTCAATTGGCATGAATGCTATACCGGGCAAATCGGCGCGCACACGGTCTTGGTGCGAGGCGTGGGACACAACAAGGAAATTCCAACCACAGCAATTAAGGTGAAACATGAAATTCTTTATTACAGAAAGCATAAGGTCGTCATAACGCGGGTCTACAATGACCGCGAGTTTCTGCGACCCCGCGTTTTTTACATATGGCACCGACTTGTGTAACCAGTGTGTTGCTAAAATGCGTTCATATATTTCCTTCATTTTGTGATAAATAATAGAGAAGAGGTGATTCTATATCCTTTAAGGGGAACGTAGTTCCCCTTGGACCCCTCCTTCGAGGGCGGAATCGCCCTCGGCTCCGATTAGCGTCGCTTCGCCGACGCATTACTTTATTTTAAAACCACCAATGAATACAAGCATATACTGTTTTCCGCGTCGGCGAAGCGACGCTAATAGGTGCCGAGGGCGATTCCGCCCTCGTTATATAATCCTGTATGACAACCCAACATGACCCTGTTTGTTCTCCCAAATCCCGGATATTTTAATTAATATTTGCCCCTGTTTCCAGTTAGGTTTTGCACTCACAATATCATATTTTGTCTGTATTGTTTCGCTCAATTTGTTTTGCACAATTAATGATCCCACAGGTTTATTGTTTCGCACAATCAAGTAAGACCGCAACATTTCTTGCTCAATTTCACACAGGGCACGATAAAACCCAGATTCAATGCGCATCTTGTGTGTGGATGGTGCAACATCCAGGACCTCACCCGGCAATGTTAGGTAAATGCCATTCATGGTAAATTGCTCGTCGCAATAATTCACCTTTGTGAAAAGTCCGTCAATCAGTGAATTGGGTTTGGTGTCCATGAAAAAAATATGGTTCCCACAAAATTGGTTTAATTCAAATGCTAAATTCATTATTTGGTTGGTAATACAGATGCATTGTGTTTATGTAGTTTACATTTTCCTGTTTGAAAAATGTAAAAATGTGTCATGATGATACGCGAACCCTTAAAAGATGAGTCAAATGATTCTACTAACAAAGGGATGGGGTCAAAGGGGAAACCGTTGGTTTCTCCTTAAAGGAGGGGTCCAAGGGGAACGTAGTTCCCCTTACATCATCTTGATTCCACCGGTGAGACCAGTGCCGATGGCGAAACCGGCACCCTGGCGGGTAGTGGCACCCATCGAGGGGATGAAGGTGTCAAGGACAGCAAAAGTGGCAGCAGCAACTAAGGCAACGACAACGACCTCCTCAATATTAAGTTTCTGTTTAGGGATAACATACGCGGCTAAAGCAACAACAATACCCTCTACAATGTACTTGATGGCTCTCTTGAATAATTCTCCAAAGTTCATTTTTGTTATATACTAATTAAATAAAAAAAATGCGAGGGGTGCAGGCAAATTTGCTAAATAAATCATGGTGCCAAAAATTCCCCTAAATATTTAATCGTTCAAAACACTTAAAAACATTCTTGTTGTAAATTATATCATTAAGCAAGAATGTCGTCCTTTGAAAGAAAGAAAATGCCCAATGGCGCCACCAATCCCAAATACATTGACCTGTGTGATGAGGACCCCGTAATTCCATCGCAAAAATTCATTTGCCTCTCTTTTGTATCCCCCGAAAAAGTGCTAAAGCAACGCGAACAATACCTGTTTGAGAAGTTTGTCCAACAGTGGGATTTTGCCAAATCATTAGAGAAGTTCGGCGATTTCATGAATTTTGTCAGTTTCAAGTACAACTTGAAGATGGACGATGTTATGGCAGACTACAAGGACTATGTGACTGAGGAGAAGTCGAAGTTGAAGTCATACACAATTGCCGATGACTACCGCAATTTCATGGACAAGAATGAGGAGAAGATTGTCGAGGAGTTTAACAAGAAGCATGAGTTCCAGACCTCGGTGCGTGGTCTAAAGTTCCGTGGTGCTTACTCGAGTCAGGCAGAGGCAGAGTTGCGATGCAAGAAATTGCGCGAGTCGGACCCCAACCACGACATTTTTGTTGGTGCCGGTTTTACCTGGATTCCATGGGACCCTGACGCCTACAAGACTGGGCGTGTGGAATTCATGGAGGAGGAGTTAAATCAGTTGCACCACGAGAAGGTGAAGAACGAGGAAAAGGCAAAACAGGAGTTTGACGCCCGCGTTCGCGATGCAAAGCGCAAGGCAATAGAGGAGAATGTGAAGAAGGCGCGCGAGTCTGGTAACAAGTTGACGCAGACCTTGTCGGAGGATGGCGAACTGATGGGTGTCAACAAGACGGTTAATTTTGATGAACGTGATGTTGCCGATGTGAAGGCGTCGACCAACTTTGGCAGAGCATCTGCCGGAGGCAGTACTAATGGTGTCGAAGAGACCAATGAGATGGACCGGGTTGACTAAGGGGAACTACGTTCCAAGATGCCACTGCGTGGCATCGAGTAGTGTAGCACCTACGGTGCTATCCCCTTGGACCCCTCCTTTCTTGGGAACCTAGGTTAAGGTGCCCATCCTTTGGATGGGCACCGGTCGGACGCAAAGCGTCCTTTCCCCAGGACCCCTCCTTTAATGAAAACCCATAGTTCCAAGATGCCACTACGTGGCATAACTGCTACCCGAAGGGAGGCAGTTACATGTGGAGCAACCTTTGGTTGCTCTGCATCGAGTAGCGGAGCATCACTTATCTTAATATGCAATTTGATGTGTATTTTTTAATACACACTAAATATAAGCACCATGCTTGAATCTGTAAAAATTTTATACAACAATGGAATGTTGCGAAAAATACTGGAATATTACATCGGATGCATAGGAACAAAAACCGTAGTTATTCACATGATTCATCATGATTCACCTATTTTCATTTATTATTTTGGGGTTGCCTACATTTTCATTGCTGTTAGGTTTATGTATTTATTTTTCTTTGACATGCCCTTAACTGTCAAAAGCAACTTTGCAATAGAGTCCAAGTTATGGTTAAATAAATTTAGACCAATCCATAGTGCGATTTATTTCACTTTTTCTTTGTTTGTGCTGCGGGGATATACAGAAGGTTGTTGGAAAATTTTGGTTGTTGATATAATTTTTGGGACAACAACATACACGGTGTGTTTGATAAAGGATTTGGACTTTTGTAAAAATATAAAATCCCATTTTTATTCTTGTTGTTTTCCCTTGCCGATAGAGAATTCATGAAACTGTCAAAAAACGGTTGTTTTTGTAAATTCTCTATTGTTCTCTGTGAAAATTGACCAACATGAGAACTTGTTTGATCTTTGCAAAAAGCAAAAAGCAAAAAGCAAAAAGTAAAAAGTAAAAAGCAAATATCAAAATATAAAAATGGCATGTGAAATGGAAAAAGTAAATTTAAATGAATTGCCGGAGTTGTTTAAACAATCTGAGATGTATAAGACAGGCGCACAACCAACTGTGTTTTACTTGTACTCAAATTTGTGTCATTTTGATTTGACAATGCGTTCATACAAGGAATTGTGCAGAACTCTAGACACGCTGCGCCAATGGCGATTTCGCAAGACGCCAAAACAGGTGTATTGGAACGTTGCTGGACGGGAAAACACAATTCGGCAAATTATGTATGATAATTGTCGGGACCTGTTTTTGAGATATCCCAATTTTGCGCCTCTATTGGAGATTGGAATTCTTGCATTTGGTGAGACGCTGGAAGAAAAAGTGGCAATGGCGCGGCATCATGAATTGGAGAATTTGGTGGCATTTTTAAGGGGGTGACTCGCCCGAAGGGCGAGCGTCGCATCCGTAGGACGCTTGGAACTACGTTCCCCTTTTTTTCTATATTCTGCGCGCTTTGACAGATGCATTGCCAACACCCCCTACTCCGCCTGGCGCCAAACTGCCCGGTTTGTAAAAAACCATGGCATTATTTGAAAATAGAGATTTTTTCATGTTGGTGGGAGGAGTAAAAGCAGGTTGAGGAGGCGGCGGGGGCGGGGGTGGAGGCGTCGAATCAAATCCAGGCGGCACATCAGATACAGTAGAAACATTATTGCCATTGTTAATTGTTGTGCTTCCTAATGTGCCAGAAAAACTGGGTGCCATCAACAATAATAAATTATTTGTTAAAGATGGATAATTGTTGGGAACTGTGAAATCGGCAGTCCGTAGAGCAGTACCTTTTACCCAACTAAAATATGCCATGTATCCCCCAAACGCGGCATCATCAGTCGGCGTTGATTCATTGGCAATTACCAAATCGCTGGAACTGTTAAAGTTAGTTACAACACTTGTGTTATAAATAGATGTTCCATTCATAAATATCTTTGTGACCCCACTTGCACGAGAAATTGCAAAATGCACCCATGTGTTTTTGTATTGAAGTTGAGTTAAAGATAAAACACCAGTGGCAACGTTATTTCGCCAATAGTAAAAAGTGCCACCTTCAATAGAGACTCCAATGGAAATTCCGGTTCCACCATATACACCTATTTGAAAAATTCGCGGAAATGGATTTGTGTCTGTTTGATACTGATACCATTCAATTGTGAAATCACCAGTTCCAAAATTCAAGTCAGACACATTGGGAATTCTTAAATAGGAAGTGGAATCACCAATAAACGAAAGACTCGACATTTTATATTTATATAGTAAAAATATAAAATTTATTCCGTGTCTTGTCCTGCTTTTCTTGTTTGATTCTTCTTGCGTTTGCACATTTTCTTGCCATTAATTGTAATCACATTGTATCCAATCGGGCATTTCTTGGCATTCGGAGGAAATTCAATGATATTATCCGGTTCTTCTGCAACAGGGAATGATGCTGGCATCAAATAATCGGGTGTTTTTGGCACAAATGCAGGTTCCATAGGCGGCGATGGCGGCGGCGAATAATCCGGTGATGGCGGTCTGACAAAAGGTTGTGACGATGACGACGATGATGTCGGTGGCGAATAGGGGGGCGATGGCGGTCTGACAAAAGGCACCAATGGCGGTCGAATTGCCTTCCGATTCTTGCGCGTCTTAACACGTGAAAATCGCGACATATTCGGCAAAGACCAAAATATCTTCTCTATTGTGCTGCCTACATATTCACGTGTAAGAACACGCCGGGCAAATTCGTATCCGTTGCGCGCCATTTTACGCGCCGACTTGGGATGCGCCTCGCACCACCGTATCTTTGCCAACAAATCCGACATGTCAGGTTTCACCAACACATAATCCCGACCAGGTTTTATCAAATGGTCTACCCACGAAACGTAGGGACTCTCCACACGAATGATAAGAGACCCCGTCATCATGGTCGTCAATAAACGGTACGCATTCACATTACCATCAATGTGTATGATATACTTGTATTTGCTCTGCTCCACCATCGACAGAAAATTCCCCGATTTGATGCCCGTGTTAAGCATTCCCAGTCCATGCACCGGATCGAATTTGATGGAATTCGAGTCAATCGTGGCATTTCTGGGAACCACGATTTTGGCGTCCAACAGCGGCGATTTCATCATTGCTAAACGGATTCGCTGATTGGTCTTGGCAGTATATCCGCACCCCGACGGACCGCCGCGGAATACTGCCTTGTGCTGCGTTTTCCGGTCCCAATCCACCACATAATCGTCAAAATTCACCTGTTTCTGCCCCGTCACAATGAACATGTCGTCATAGTTGGGAAACGGAATATCATAATACCCTTTTTGACCGGACAAACTGAGAATGGGCAAATGTTTCTCGTAACGATACATGTTCTCTATTGGCACATCGCCGGTGACCATTGGGAAAGGTTCTCGATGGTCGCGGCGCAAAATGACCGCATCAGACAAGTTCAAAATGAACACGCCCGGCGGCAAAAACAGGGGACCTAACAACATCATGTATTCATTCATCGGTTCTTTGTGGTCTCCTAAAGTGCTGTAATTTTTCATGATGCACTGCATCACGCGAACGGGATTGGACGCGGCGTCGCGAATATATTCGCGCTGGGAATCAGTAATTAACCTGTTTGAATCCAACTTGCTTAAATGGTCTTGCACTGCTTCGCTAAATCTGTCTGATGTGCTAACTGATTCCAATTTATACAAGGATTTGTTGTTGTCGGCGTCGACACACAGCATGTAGCAGTTGTAAGATAGTTTGAAATAAATGTAATTGAGAGTGTTGCGCAATGATTGAGGTGACATTTCCCACCGCGACGAAGTCGCGTGTCTTGGCACAGGGTCAGCATGAGATTTAAACAATTGATTCACCTGTGTTCGGTATATGCGCATGTCAATAGTCGCGGCAGTTCGGATATAAGGCAATGCTATGTTGTACACTTTTTCGATGCCGGTGATTACTTCCATTTCATCCATCTTCTATATTATACGCCAATATTAAGGGAACTAAGGGAACTCGCCGTTCCCTTAAGATCCCATGCTATAAAAGTAACTAAGGAAACTCGCCTATGTTTTGCCAAAGGCAAAACATAGGTGCCACCACAGGTGGCACTTATGCCCTTAAGATCCCATGCTAGGAGGACATCATACCACTATTTTAGCATGGGATCATAAGGGTTTGACATCCCGCCACAGGCGGGATGCGTCGCACCACCCGAAGGGAGGTGCTTAACGGCGAGTTCCCTTAGCAATCACTCTGCTCTATTGAGACATAGTTAAAATTGTTTGCGTCGAGATATTTTTTCACTTCATCCGAATACAATTCACTGAATGTGTCAATGTCTCGCGTCAATACCCACAGCGATATTCCTGATGGAGTAGTGATGATGCTGTATTGATATTGGTTGTCGACCATTTCACCTAATTTAACTATCCAATATGGCGAGTCAACAGGGACACCTTCCAGGTGCACAGTCAATTTACCAGGTTCAGATGCATTCTTGTAGTAACCATACCCACTTATTTGTTCAATTTCCTTGTTTTTGTTCAATTGCACATTTAAAACACTCACTTGTCCATTGTCCATCAGACCATAATCTGCTGTTGCACAAGTGCCATATCCTTGAAAAATTGCGTTAGTTGGTGCACCATACATCTGTGTCCAATGTCCTAAATAAAAGGGAACTCGTCGTTCCCTTTGGAACCCATACTATGAGGACATAATAAAACATCACAATCAATGTTTTAGCATGGGATCTTAAGGGAACGGCGAGTTCCCTTAATGGGATCATAAGGGAACCGTAGGTTCCCTTAAACGGTAGCAACAAACTCCCAATCCAGGGTCTCGCACACTTTCTTCCACACCATATCCTGTTCCAACTGTTTTTCCCGGTCTTTCATCATCGGAATATACGGCAAATACTGCGTCTGGTCCAGCAAAACACACAACTGATACAGTGTGTATGTGCAATTAAAAAAATTCGTCCTGTACGCCGGGCAATGAATTGCCCATGGTTCCTGGATTTCAATAAACAGGATGCACAGCGTGTCCTGTAACTCGTCACTCATCATCGGCGGTTTAATTCCCAAAATGCTGTTGATGTATTGGATGTGCTCAAAATACCGGTTAAACCCCAACTTCTTCAAAATCTCGCGCATCTTCTCGTAATTAATTTCCGTTGCCAAATCCGTGATACGTTCCTTCTTAATCCGCTTCTTAATCTTGTCCATGACATCGGCAGGAATCTGCGTCGTCTCCTTTGCCTGAAACTGCGACAATATCTCCTTGAAATGGTTCAAGCGCACATAAGCGTTATAGGTTGCCTCATTCGGCGGTTCCTTGTATGTCGGTTTCTCATTGTCCACAATATGTTGCATGTAGACGCCACACGCCTTGTTATTGCATATCAAAATTCCCTCTTCATCTTGTGGTATTAATTCACCGACGCCGCACTTATGACAAAGGTCCACCGACACGGAAAACTCGTTCATGTTGCACATGTCCTTGCAGACATTGGACCAATAGTTCTGATACAGTTGGCGCGAATTCTGGAATCGCGCGTTGGTCAGCACATCTTCCGGCGTTTTCACTTTGAAAAAAGAATTCAACACAGTCTTGTTTGACCCCTCGCCAATAGAGATTTTCTTTTTTTCTTCAAAATAATTGAAAATGTAGGGCGCATTTTCCAACAAGTACTTGTTTTTCTTTTTCCGCAGTTCCTTGATTTCAACACCGAGTTCTTTTATTTGGTCTTTCAGGTCCATGCGACTGTCAATGGCATTGTCAGGGAGGTCAAACAGTTGCTGTTTTAATAGGGAACGCTGATTTTCCAAATCGGGCAAAGTTTCCGTCTCTATCGCGTGAAATTCTTCCAGCAGTTGGGTGTGTTTTTCGTCAATTGTTATGTTGGATTTTAGATTCTGCTTTTTCTTAATGCTATGGTTCGGCATATTTTTAGGAGCAATATATATTGTTTAATTCAATTTTCTAACTAGTATTTTCAAATAAACTTAAGTTTATTAAACACTCATATTTTTTAATTTGTATTTATATACTATAAATGCCATCAAAATTAGCAGAACGCATTGACGGAATGGGACGAAGAATTACCAATTTGTTGCCTTCCACACAGGGTGGATTTTTGACAAACAAGTGGTTTCTCTATCTTGTTTTGTTCTCAGCAGTGTTTGACCTCTTTTATTTTTACGGAAAGGGCGATATGTATGCATTAACCATTTTCTTTATTATTGGATTTTTAGCGTCATTCTTTAGCAAGAATATGGTGGTGATTCTCATTCTTGCCATTGTGTTGACTCATTTGATTCGATACGGCAAGAATTTATCTGAGGGATTCGAGGATAAAGAAGATGAGGCATTCGAAGAGGATAAAGAGGAAGGATTTGAGGAGAAAGAAGACGAGGCATTCGAAGAAGATAAAGAGGAAGGATTTGAGGAGAAAGAAGACGAGGCATTTGAGGAGAAAGAAGACGAGGCATTTGAGGAGAAAGAAGATGAACAAAAGAGGGACAACAAGGACAACAAGGACAACAAGGATTCCAATGCTAAAGCACTTGCCAAAAATCAAGAAAAACTTGTAGAAAGCATGAAAGCACTTGAACCTATGTTGGCAAAGGCAGAGGGATTCTTACAAACGGTTGCACCAAACAAAAAGGATGGTTTTGCCACACTTGAGAACGCCTATAAATTGTTAACACCCAAATAAAGGATTTATCTGTATAATATAATGTCATTTACCACACGTTCTATTATACTTGTATTCATTTTGACCATAATTTTAGTTGTGTCGGCATTGCTTGAAAACAATAATGCAACCAAAATAGAAGGATTCAAATCAAAAAACCCATTTAAAGAAATGGAGAAATTTTTTAAAAAAATTGGTGATTTTTTTGTATTTTTAGGAAAAATTATTAAATGCAGTGTCGAAACTTTAATTGGTCTTCCCAGTTGTATTTTGTATTATTTATTTGACTTGTTTTTAGGAACTATTGGAATGATAATAAAATTATTGTGTTCATTTTCGCCGCATTTGGAAAAGGCACGATTAACCACATGGAAAATAATAAAAAAATTGGATAGCATGATTTACAAACTTACTGGTTTCCGCATAATACAATACCCCAATTCGATCTTGAAAAAATGCTACAAATGTAGAAACGTTAAAATACCTAAGTTCTAAATTGATGAAGATTTATGCCGGCACATTTGCATTATTCCCTCTATTATACACATTTAGTACAATGGTGCAGAAATACATACAAATATTATTCTAATATATAGAAAATGGGCAAAAAATGCATCCCTGGTGTCATTTGTATTGAAAATATGACGCTTTTCCTGCTAATAGTTGTAGTGGTTTTTTTGGGGTATTTTTATTATAATTATTTTGCAAAATCCAATATGTCGGGACCAGTAATTGTTGTGCAACAACCTTTAGGTAATACTGTGCCTGTTTTGGACGGGCAAGACGCGTCATTGACGCCGCCGGTCAATAAGATGTACATGGCGCCCAATCAATTGCCGACAATGAGGGTTTCTGGGCAAACGCAATACACGCAAGTGGGTATTTTGACCCGCAGTACAAAGAAGAACGGCGAGGACTTGATTTTGCCTTTGATGGGAAAAAGAATGGGAAGGACAGGGCGCTATGACAAGATGCAGTATTACACGATGTCAAACACGGGACCGATAAATACGAAGTTGCCGATTAGCAAAAATGGCAAGAGTTGCACGGGGGAATATGGATGCGACGAAATCATGAATGGCGACACCGTGTATGCAGAGGGATATTCCGATACATTCAAAGCAACCGTGTATGAAAGTGGGCAATTTTCCTATGACCCTGTTGTGAATATGTAACTTGGTAAATAAATCTATATAGAAAAAATATATAGATTTATTAATGCAGATGAGTAACACTAGTCCAAAATTAGGCGGAGGCGGTGGTGGAGGAGGCGGAGGAGGTCCTCCTTCACGAGGTCCTAATTATCCTCCACCGCCGCCAGGTCCTCATCCTTCTACCATAAAAACAACAGCACAAGAAATAGCAAATGACTGTGTTTTGTATAAATTTGATGGAATCAATCAAGTTGAATACATTCTTGGAATCATTGATTTTACAAAAATTGAATCCGGGTTATATTTTGAAAGTCCAAGTCAAAATAAAATAACAATTTATTCTGTTCAACCAAATGAATCAGTTATAAATGCGTTTAAAATTGAGTCAAACAAGGACAATTGGGTTTCTTCTGTTGCCACTGAACAATATGAAAACAAAGAAAAAAACACACTTTTTTTATGCATTGGATATCCAAATAACAAAATTTACACAACTGCTGGTTCTATAAATATAAATTCTGATTCTAAAATAATCAGCACAACCACTGTTTTTGTTGAATTTCAAAATAAGCAATATGTTCCGGGCAAACAGTCTTTGCTATCAACAATAAAAC